TAGATTTGATTTTGACAGCACAAGTGGAGAGTATATTGGAGGAATATCTGTTGGAGCTTATTATGATATGCCTGTAAGCCCTGATTTAGATTTATCAATGACAGTTGAATTTGATGGCTATGATAGCACTACAACACTTGGTGGTTCTACTTTAACTAATGTAAGATATGCAGGTTCTCCATGGTGGTATGATGCAAATGGAAATAAAGTTGAACCATTTTCTGTTGGTGCATCATCAGGAGTTTCTAAAAGGAATGGTAGAAAAATTTGGTCTATGAAATTTAGTTATATGTCAGATAAAAATATATTTGCTTCTAATTATATGTCCAATACATATATTCAAGATGGAAGTAATAGTAGTAATGATGATTATAATAATAATGAAGATTTAAATTCTGATAGAACTGCTTTTGAATATACACTAGAAAACGATAACTCATTTATAGCACAAGTATTAAATAAGGTAGGCAATGGACAACGATTTATTTTTCAACCTGATAATACCAATAATAATCCTGACCAGTTTGCTATTTGCCAATTAGATCAAGACTCGCTTCAAATTAAGCAAGTAGCTTATAAAGTATATGATATTAGTTTGAAGATAAGAGAGGTTTGGTAGTTACCAAAGAGGATTGTCTTTTATAATCTGTCTTTTTCTTCTATTGTTTTCGTAATTTACTTTTCTTCTACAAGGTCGGCACTCTCTTTTATAACCTCCTGTGCCTTGAAATATCCTGTTTTCTGGCGATATTTTCTCTTTGCAATACCTACATATACCTTTCGGCACATTACTCGGTCTACCTCTTGATTTTGGCTTTGTTATTTTATTATAATGTGACATTATCTTGTTGGCTTTTTCCCTCTAATTTTACATTGATATAAATACCTTGCTCTTTTTTCTTCTACTCCTGGCTCTAAATGAGTATAATCATTCTTCTTTGGGTTTTGAGCTATGCCAATATCCATTCTAGTTATAAAGTGTATATACTCGGTAAATCTCAAAATAATGTTTCCTGCTTTGTTAACTCATCAATTCTTTCTTTTGCACTATTGTAATATTCTTTACTTATTTCAACTCCTACTAAATCAACACCAAAATAATGACAGGCAACTGCGATTGAACCAGAACCTAAATGAGTATCTAATATCTTCTCCCCTTTATTTGAATATTTATGTAATAGCCATTTATATAATTCTATTGGCTTTTGTGTTGGATGTATTTTACCACCATATCTGTTATCGTATTTAAATATTCTTGCTACACAATCAAAAGATGTCCATGCCATTTCCCAAGCACTAAAATTTGGGAAAGGTTGTACTTTGTCCCAACAGATTATACCTCTTGTTCTACCTAAATAATCTCCAAAATAATTACCACCCCATATAATTTGATTTTTAGATACTCTCATTAATTCATTGAAATAATCTTGTTTTGGTGGATAATTGTCCCATGTAGTATCAAATTTATTTATAGCTCTATTTTTTAACTTCCCTGCACCTTTTAATTTCCTATTAGAATGTAAAGAATCACCACCTATCCCATAAGGTGGATCAACAATAGCTAAATCAAAGTGATTATCATCATAATTATTCATTACATTCATGCAATCATCTAATATTAAATCAATCATTTTCTTTTATTTTATTCCAAGTCTTTGATTTTAATCAAAAAATATTTCTTATTATTGTCAGGATAAACCTTAGTTTCGCAATGCTTTGTTATCTCATTCATGTCACTATGAGATTTTTTATATATCTTATCTCCTGAACTAGAATAAATAAAGAAAAACAAATCCATTATATTATTCCAGAATGTATAGATTTTCATATCATCATGTTTAATTCTTAAGAAGTCTTTGCATCCTTTTACTTCTATAAAATAAGTTTTATCTGTAAATATAATATAATCTGGAAGTGATCTCATGTTGTTTGGTAGTTTAAAAAAGTTATTACTAGATATTGGGTCTTTTAAAAAGTCCCATCCAAATCTTTTGTACTCTATATCTTTTGCCTTTAAATATTCTTCACATTTATCTTCTGCCAGGCTTGTATATCTTGTTTTAAAGTCTTGTTTATAGTCCATATGTTACTTATCCTTTCTTTTATTTTCTGCTAACCAATCTTCAAATCGCATCATAATATAAATATCCCCTCTATCCTCCTTAAATACAACACAATCAACCTCTTCTGTTGGTTTAAGAAACATAGGTAATTTCTTCCTACATTTAGCTTGTACTCTGAAATCATCTTCTATTAATACATCTACTTCTTCGTGCATACCAAGAGAACGACCATTAGATGCCCAAGCTCTTACTGCTTTTGTATCCCAGATAGTGCATAATTCTACGATTTGTCTTTCAAACCTATTACCTTTTTCTTTTGATTTATTTGGCATCTTTTTCCTCTCTTATATAAGTTTCTTCAAAATCTTTTATTATTTCTTTTTTAGCTTTAAGGTCTAATGGAAGCCAATATAACCAATCCAATCCTGATTCTGTAAATTCATAATTTCTGACCTCCGATTCACTCATCCAATCTTCTACATCTTCTAATATTATAGACAACAATATTTCTATTTTAATAAACAATTTATAAGTTTCACTATCTTTTGGGCTATGACTATGCCAATCTTGTACTGCTCTACTACATTTTTTCATTTTTTTTATTGTTTTTTCGTCTAACATTACTTTCCTTCCTTATTTTATCTGTGTATCTTTTTATAGCTTTATCTTTTTCTTTAAGCATTTCTTTATACTGGTTCTTTTGACACCTCTTACATATCATTATTTATCCTTTAAATATACTTCAACAAAAGCACCACATTTTGCATTAGGACAAGATAAATTAGATATAATACCATCACCTTCTAAGCAATAATCACTATAATCATTATCTCCTCCCCAAATTAACTCTGTATTACAATGCCAACAATTCATTTCTGCTCCTTTGAAACTTTTTCGGCATCCTTACAAACTTTTTTAAAAGCTCTTTTTACTTCTTTTGGTTTATTCTTGTTAACTGCTCCAGCCCAAGTTCCTCCTGCATTTTCCCACATTTCTTTCATTTCTATTAATGCTTTATAATGTTCTTCTGGTGTTAATTTCTTATTACTTGACATCTAAGCTCCCTTCCTTCTTCTTTTTTTTAATTAAATTAGTTCCATACACTTCTCTATAAATACAATTTGCACACAACTCCTTAAAATGTTTAGGAATATAACCCCTAACATAACTTATACCTTTGTATTCATACTTCTTTTTAGACATTTGATACTTGTCACACATCTCACATTTATAATGAGCATACCTATCAACAAGCCTTGCTATTTTATAATCAGACATCTATTCCATTATTTCAACTAAAAAATCCTTATATCTTTCCTCTGTAAGATCTGAAAAGTTTTCATCTCCACCTAGCTCAATATATCTTTCCAGACAAGTTTTTACTAAAACTGGTGTGATTGTTGTATTTTTTGATAGATCAGATTGATTTCCCATACCTTTCTTACAATAGTGAATTAGTTGAAAGCGATACATATCTAGTATTTCTTCCTGTTCTCTGTTCATGCGATTTCCCTTCTGTGCGATTGTCCTTGATTTGATACCTTGTGGAAGTGGAGGAGTCGAACCTCCTAAGCTAGAAAGGAATAGTAAATAGCTTATGAACCCTCAATCTTCCTGCCACTTATTGAGATTGTGGTAATTCTTCATCATAATCTTCTATTGCTTTTATTGTTTTTTCTGCAATATTTAGATTATCAGAGCCTTCTGAAATTATAGCTTCCAACCCTACAATAGCAATATTTAATTTCTTAATTAAAATATCTATTTTATTTTCTAGGTCTTTGGCATATTTATCTTCAAAAAAGTCATTCATTTTGATATATTCCTTTTTATTTGTTTTATAATATCTTGCACTTCTTCATATGGAGCAGATACTTGCTTTGCTTTTTCTTCGTATTTTTTTCTTTTAGCAATTTGCATTTCTAGTTTCCTATCCGATAAGTCAACTGGTATCTGCCCCCCATTTTGACAAGCTCTACCGAGCCACCTATTTGTAAAGTTTTTAAAATCTTTTTTAGCTTTCCCAGTATTTGTTAGTAGCCATGCACGAGCTTTCTCGCACTCTGCTTTTATACTTACATTGGGATATGCCTTAGCCCACATAGTTATTAAATCTTCTGGAATTTCATCATAAAATTTGTTTACCCTATCAGGGTAAGGATCTACGACCTTACCCCCATAAGATACTTTTGAATATTCTTTGATTAAATAGTCAAAAACTTTTCTACCATCAACCCACTTTTCTTGACCATCAACTCTAACCTTTATCTCAAAGAACATTGACATTAGAAGGGTACATCTGCATTATTAGAAGCAGTAGTAGTATATTCCATTGTTTGCTCTTTTGGTTTATAATCATCAAATTTTAACGACATATATCTCTTACCTGATGATTTTGCTTCATTAATCCAAGCACTCATAACCATTAATTTCCCATTTATTTTACACTTACCAGTATAATCTGGGTGTTTATCGGTCTTTTTATTATCATTAGCAAATAATGATCCTGCACCTTCTTTTGTTTCGTAATCTGACATTTGTATCTCCTTTTTATTTTAAGATTTTTAAGTAAGCAAATAATATAATTGTAAAACATACTATTGCTAATTCCATTAATTCAATATCTATTGACATATTATCTCCTTTAAAATGGTTTTTCGTTTAAATTAACTACTTTTGGTTCAACATCTCTTTTTTCCCAAAGATGCAATCCTAATCCATACATACCCATAACCTTTACAAAGCAACGAGCTTGTGCATCAGATATATCTCTTGATGAAGGTTCTATTATACTTTTCATAGGCATTGAAGCAGTCATTACTGGTAAACTCCAAGATCTTTCCAATTTACCTATATATATAGTACAAGTAACCATACAAGTTTTTTTACCTTCAACACCAAAAAATGTAGGTTCATCAAATATATAAGTAGCTTGTGGAAAATGTTCCATAAGAGTAGCAAAAGCATCTGCCCACCCTAAATAGTCAAGCCCCATTTTAGAAACTAACTTATTAGATATATCTACCTTTCTTAATTTTTCCCATACTGATTTATAATCCATTTCTTTATTAGCCATTATTATTCCTTTCTATTGTTTAAGTTTTTCTATTGTTGTTTCATCTATTTCTACAATTTCTCCACATGACCTAGTGGCTATTGCACTATAACAATTTCCTTTTTTGTCATATCCGATAATTTCAACTTCTTCATCATAGCAATCTAATACATCAAGAACCTCAACCACCTCATCAAAATCAATTTCTCTTGGGTTAATCTCTGGTTCATTGCTACCTATACTAAGCATATCTTCAAACATACTATCTATGTCTTTATAATATTCCTTTTCTTTTTTCATCTTTGTTCCTCCCTTATAGTTAGCTCTCTATTAATTTCTAATAAATCAGTCATAGAATATAATTCGTTGGTTTTCACCCAGTATTCTTCTATGCTATCAAGAAAGTCCTGTAATTGTTCTGTTGTATATTCTTCTATTTTATCTAATTCAAACTCCATGTTATTCCTTTCTAAAATGGTATTTCTGTTTTTTTAGGTTTATTTTGTTTTTTAAAATATTCTCTTATTTTTTCTTCTGTTTTCTTAGTCACTTTATTAAACCAAGTTTTCATGGTAGGTTTCCACCTTTTAGGATAGTGAGCAGTTGATGTATAATAATCACAATCTATACACAAATCCACCCCATCACAGCATTGACATTCTCTGGTTGAGTATTCTTTTATATAGCTCATTATAATTCTTCCATTTCTATTGGTTTTATTAATTTATTAGATATAGAACACTTCCTCATACGTGTTTCACGAACAATACCTAGTTTTATAAGCTCATTTACTCTCCCAGACACAGATCCTATCTCTATTAATGTTTCTGAAGCAATCTCTCGCCTTGACATAGGCTCTTTGTCAGATAGTAATGTTTTTATTATTTGTTTTTTTTGGTTAGTAGCTTTACCACATTCTATTATGTTTTTATAAGCTATTCTTGATGTTAATCTATTCATATTATTCCTTTCCTTGTTTTTTGAGTTTTCTCATCTTTCTTTTATACTGCTTAATTTCAAGATGTTTTTTCTTTCTTTCCTTCTTCCTATCTTTTGCTTTTTTATTAGGCAATTTATAATACCCAGTAATGTTTTTGCCTAGCATTAGGAAAAAGTTGTGTTACACTTACTTTTAATATTTTAGATAGTGATTTTATAAGTTTTTGATTTGGTTGCCTTCTACCACATATAACATGAGATAACTGGCTTTCTGTGATCCCTAGTTTTTCACATATAAATTTCTGACGAAGACCAGAGTTTCGTATATGCTTTTTGATGTTATTTCCCTCTCTTTTAACATAAAAATCATTTCCTTCTTTTATAATTTCCTCGTTCATTTTCTCTCCTCTTGTTTATAATATAGTTTAAATTATAATATACAAATTATAACCAATTTTATAATTATACAACAATTATTTTTTACATGGTTGGAAATATAATTAATATAAGTTTTAAATTTGCTCTGACTCTGTGTCTGACAATGTAAATTTGCATAATATAATAAAATAGTATTATATTTATTATAGTTATTTGGGTTGGTATAAAGACTTTTTGCAAATAACTTATTTATAAAGTCGTTACAAAAAGGGCTTTCAACAAAGCGACAAAGTAGATTAAACACCGAGAAAACTCGTTGAAATAAAATAGAATTTATTAATTGGCTCGGCAAACATTGGTTTCTATTGGCTGGTGTTAGCACTGAAAGGCTCTATGAAGGGTATAAAGTGCAAGATCTAACCTCTATTATAATAGGGGCTAGGATACTTGCACTCTTTACAGGATATAAAGGGTATATTATATAGCTAGTATTAAGCATTTATAATCTTAATCAATTCAAAACTATTTTCTTTATATTCTTCTGGTAATTCAACATTTTCAATATAATCATTTATTTCTTCATCAGTAGTTTTTCTATCAAATACATATTCTAACTCTATTTTTACTATTGCAGTTCTACATACTTTCATAATATTCCTTTCTATTTATTAATCATTTATAATCTTATATATAATTCCTAAAAACACAAACAAAAAAATACATAAAAAAGTAATTTCATAATTCATTTTTTCTCCTTATTATACATTTTTTCTTCTTTTTCTTCTTCTTTCCAAATTCCATCTTCAACTCTATTGTCTGCACACATACCACAAACTCTTTTTATTTTATTGATTGGCTCGTAGCATATTTCACAAAAATTATTTTTCATTTTTTCTCCTTTAATTTCTTTATTATTTTATATTCTAAACAAAAACTATCTATACATCCATAATCTTTATAATATGTTTTTCTATAACAAGTAGGACATCTTAATTTTTTAGTGTCTTTCATTATATACTCTCCATTTTATTATAAAAATATGTACTTAATTCACATTCTTCTTGATAGGTTAAATCAAATTTATTCATATATCTCTGAAACTTATATTTTTGATCATAACCTAAATTTTCTCTATAACCATGTTTATCTCTATAATTGCAACACTTTAAATATAATTTATCAATATATCTTTTTATTTTTTTCATTTTGTTCTCCTTGTTATATAAATGATCGTTAACATCCATAAGAGATTTATAAACAGATATGGATTTAAAAGATACTCCATTATACTCATTTCATTCATTTTTTACTCCTTTATTTAAAATCTTTTTTTAATCCTTTTTTCTTATACCATTTTTCTAA